CGATTGCCTTCCCGATGATCGTTGCCTTGCTTTCAAGACCTTTTAACCCCGGTTTGATACCATGTTGATAGATGATAGCGGGCGTACTGAAGGTATCAATCATATAGTCGGTTTCGGCGTCAAAGGTCTGTCTATCGCTATCGATCCCATAAGGCACCGCCCGGATCTCAATTTCCCAATCTCCAACGGCCTTGACTGCCACCATCGAAAGGTACTTTTTTGCAGCTTCTTTGATTTGATCTTCTGATAAGAAATCGAGCATCGCAGCTCCAAAACAAAAACGCGTATGAGTCAATTGACCCATACGCGCTATATCAGCCTTGTGTATGTCTGTTCGGCTCCCTTTTCGCCCGCGCCATTTCAGCCTGGGGCTATCCTGAAACCTTAGTTATGTAATTGTGTTCTTATCTTACTACAAAAAAAGACGAAATGCAACTACTAGCCAATTCTGAGTAGTCGCCCGTTATAGTGCTGATGGTGAAAAGCGGGGCGGGTGTGATATTCCACCAATGATTTGACATCATCAGAAATTGACCTCTGCTATCTGCGTACATAGGCAATTGATTATATTTCCCGGACTTCCCCGAACATCTCCAGGGTGCCGCAATAACTCACCGCCCACCATGAAACTTTCGTTTAGCCCCACCGTTTGACCGTGCGCGTCTGCGTGGTCGGCCCGCGTGCGGTTGGGGATTAGTGCGCTTATCCATGTCTTGCCATCGACAACACCGCTTTGGTTCCAGGCTTCCCCATCAGCGGAGTTGCTCGCCCCGCTCATAGTGGTGCGCGCTATGCGTTCGGTCTGCCAGTCTTTTTTGCGGTCATCGTAGAACTCAGACAGCCGGTCTTGTATCGCCGGTATGCTCTCGCCATTTTCGGCGGCTTCCTGAAATAGCGCAATCAAATCGCGGTACGTAGTATCATTGACTTTGACCGCGGTCTGCTCTAGTATGTTTGCGATGGCAAGCTGTAGCCGTTCGGTATTCTCGAAGCCTGGAATATTCGCGCCCTGTTCATTCAGCTTGTTTATCTCACTACTGCCCACGCCGAACATAGCGGATGATACAACGCCGTAAAATTTATTACGGAAAGCCGCGTTCCAAAAAGTGATATTGAACACTGATGGATTATTGCCCTTCGCTTTGACTAGCGCTTTCTCTTGCGCCGTGAAATATTCGCCTAACTCCCCCATCATCTCGTCAACGTATTTGTCAACGCGCTTTGTGCTGGCTTTCCATGCCGCGCGGTGTTGGGCGCTGCCGTAGTCCGGTATCATCTTGATAGCACCGACACGCATCGCCCGGCGCATCAAATCATCCGGTAATACAATGTCACTCTCTAGGGCGTATTCGATTGTACGCCCGATGGTTTCTACAAGCTGGTTGCTCACCTCATAGCCTCTAACGCCCTCACGCCCGCCTCAAGACCCTGTAACAAAATAGCGGGGTCAATCTGTGTCTTTGGTCTCAGTCCATCGGCTGCCCGATCAAAGATGGCCGCAATCGTATCCTTGTCATTAGCACTCGGTAGCTCTGATTTTATTGATAGTGCTAACTCTTTGGGGACATATGCACACAAGAAGTTTTGCGCCTTGACTGCCTTACCGCGCAACGCAACTGTGCGCCATGTCATCAGCTCGTCAATCGCTGCCTTTGCTGACAAGTCATTGCCGCCTGGGGCTGGTGCGGTTTCGCGCTCGACTGGAATCGATGATGGCGCGGTCCTGATCTCACTTACTAGCAGGCTGCCGCGCTCGTCACCCAGCGGATCTTCCCCGTAGTATTCTTGATTGACTTGATCTACTGTGTGAGTTTTGGCATACTCTTTCTGCTCTTGCAGTTTCAATTCACGGTCAACCACCCGCGGGTCATCAAAATGCCCGATAAGTTTCTTGCCTTCGCTGGCGTATACGGGGAGCGGGTTCTTGCTGATCTTTTGCGCGAACGTTTCCAATAGCGGCCATTGTGCTTTCTCTGCATAAGTGGCCCGCGCCGCCTCAGCGGTTGCCCTGTTCGCGTTTTCGGCAAGCATCGCGAGCAATCCCGGCGTCATGCGGTTGAATGTGGTTTCCATGTCGGCTTTTAGGTTGGCGATAAACTCCGCATCTTTAGCATTGACGGCTCGGCTCATCCAGGATACACCGCCTTTGGCACCGCGTATCATCATCATATCGTTACGCATTGCGGCATTCTTCTTTTCGATTTTGACGTCTCTCCAGGTCTCATCCGGTATCCAGTCGTCAAAAGATAGAATAGAGGGCGGCGACCCGTTGTACTTTGTGTACGTGTCGCGCTTTGTCTTACGCATACCCTGATTGCCTTCCAGCGTCATCGCCAGGCTTTCAATCAGCGAAATGCCGACAAAGCGGTTATGCGGGTTGTAATTCTTGAAATGTAAGATCTGCCATGTTGGAAGCGGTTCAGGTGTTTTGCCCATCCCTGAGAAATAATTATAGTGGCTAATATATAGGCGCTTATCGGGGACCGGCTTTATCATCTCATATGGGATAGGCCACATCTCCGCGGGCGGCTCTTCTTTGCTCGCCCGGTTCAGCCACCAGACATAGTTACCGTTTATCTTGTATCCGATACCAGAGTCCCTCATAAAGTCCATACCGCTGTCAAGCTCGTTCGGATCTCGCATAAGTAATTCAAATTCATGGTTGGGTAGTGCGGTCTCATTTTCGCCGTCAAGCTCGAATACATTGAAGTTTGACAGCCCAACGTCATTACCTAGCACATCGAGCGCGGTACCAACCAGGGGGGAAATGCGATAGTAGTCCGATTGGTTGAAATATGCCGGGCTTTCGGAGTCGGGGTCAATATCCCAATACTGCGCGTCGGCAGTCTCAGATAGCCAGCGATAACGGTCATCAAGTTCTAATTTGACGGCTTCCTGTAGATCGCGCCGAAATGCTTTCTCAGACCGAAAGCCAAACCTACCCAAAATCCTTTCTGAAATACTGGTATTGTCCATTGTGTCACCTATGCAAAATCTACGAGGTCTGCGGCTCTAAATGTCCGCATATTACAAAGCATAACCGCCTCGCCTTTGTCGGGGCTTCTTGATATTCTTTTCTTGATTTCTTCCTTAGATTCTATCATAACCCCGGCGGATGACACTTTATACCGCGCTGAGCATAAATCCGCTAATACTTCTCTATCGGGCGGAAGCGCAACATCATCGCCGTTCTTGGGGTCAAGCGCGTCTCTCATTCTCCAGTGTATTTCGGCGCGCAAATTACGCATTTTTAGCTTACCGCTTTTGTCTCTGTAACTAGATCCCGAAGAAACATTTACAGGATACACGTTGCGATACATAGATTTAAGATGGTCGTATGTCGTAGTTCCAACCCCAATCACATCTATGTTGATAATTGGCTCACTATCTCCAATATCCTGTCTGATAAGCTCCGCAGAAATCGGGCCATCTCTCGCAACCGATCCGGGGTGAGTGACTACATCGTCAAAATAATTGTCGTACCGTTTCGATATTGCCAGCTTATCATCACCGCCCCAAACCGGGTCAATGCCGACCGCGGTTAGATGGTCTGGCCGCTCTAGATCTCTCCATCTGTTTTGGGCAAGCAATACCCACTCAGACGGTATAACCTGGAACGGGTTTGGTTTCTTTGCCGCCTTGAAATCGCCATGCAATAACATTGATCTTAGCGGCTCTGGCAACGACTGGAGTACAGATTTATAACGCTCATCCTGTGCGTAGTAGGGGTTATCTTCGAGCGTGGCCGGTATAAATGTTCTACTGCGCGGATAGATGGTTTCCGATTCATGTTCTATCGGTTCGCCCGTCATAAATTCGCGCTCTTGACCGTCAATGGTTGCATACCATCTAAGCTCGCCGGGTTCTGCTGGGTTGTGATATTGCGGGTCAAGCCACGCCGACCAACGTTCGATAACCCAGCTCCCGGCCTCATCCATTGGCGGGTTTCCGGTTGCAATTACTCGCGTGCGCTGGCTGGTGTCTGTTGTGCGGTTCCATCCGATAATAAATTCATATTGCGACTTGCTAAACTCTGGCAGTTCGTCAAATGCTTTCAGGTCATGTGGTCGCCCCTGCCAGTTGGTCTTATCGTCTTCGTGTTGTACCGCACCAAACTCTAAAGTGCGCCCGTCTGGATAGGTCCAAATCTTATCCGACTTGTTTTCTTTCGCTTTATCA